AGCCGGAGAGCGTGTCGCCCGAGTTTCCGACGTGAATCAGCAGCAGCGCGCCGCTGAAGTTCCGCAGGTCGGCCGCCGTACCGTTGGTGTCGGCGGTGATGGTCTGCGGGAGAATCGACGACGTGATCGCAGATTTGCCCTTCAGGTCCCTGATACTCACTGCGTCTCACCTCCACGCGCCTCGCCCGGCGAGGCTGCCGGGTTAGGTCGTGGTCGCGTCGAGCATCGCCGCGAACGACTCCACGTGGCGAACCGCGACGTCGGTGTCGAGGTACGCCGTGATCTTGACCAACCCGTCGTCGGACTCGCTGTAGGGGTCGACGACGAACTCGATCCCGCCCCACCCGGCGATGATCATGTCGTTGAAGTTGCCGTAGACGATCGGGGAGCAGACGAGGGTCGAGCTGCCCTTGGTCAGGTTGCTCGGGACCTGGTTGCTCCACATCGCGCGGGTGCCGTTGCAGACGCCCGTGGTGGGGTCCTGCGGGTTCGTGAGCCAGACCGGGATCTCGCCGTAGGTGGCGTTGGTCTTGGCCAACTTCAACTTGTAGACGACCTTCGGGTTGGTGAGGTACGCAATGGCGCCGGCCATCGCGTTGTCGACGGCCACTTCCTTTTCGAGCTGCAGGATGTGGTCGTATGTGGGCGCGGCGCCATCCGTACCTCCGGCGACGGAACCGATGCCCGTCTGGTACAGGATGCCCAGCGGGGTGTGCGCGCCGCCGCCTCCGGCGATACCCGCCAGGTCCGACGCAATGGCCAGAACCTGTTCGAGATCGTTGCGGAGGAACGTCTCAGCACCGATGCTCGACTGCTTTAAGAACTGGCGGCTCGGCTTGGTGACGCCGGCGACGCTCTTGAGCTTGAGCTCGACGGTGCCCGTGGTCAGGTTGCTCTTGGTGACGCTCCTGGCCTCGCCGACCCAGTAGGCGGTCGCCCCGCCCGTCTGCTTGGGAAGGATGATGTCGCCGACCAGGCCGTCCATGACCTGCGCACCGAGGGCCTTCAGGGCCATTTTGTTGCGGAGCATCTCGATGAACGACCCGGGCATGAGGGTGCTGGCGACCCAGGCGCCACCGGTGGCCTGGGCGTTCGCCATCAGGTCCCGCTGCGCCATCGCGCGAACCGGCAGGTGCGCGAGGACGTCGTGCGGGATACGCGTTCCGCTCATGCGCGGCGCGTGCTTCTGGTCGGCAGCCCGGCAGGCATCCAGCTCGAACCCGGCCGCCTTGCGCGCCTGGTTGTCGCCGGGATTCGCGAGGCAGTCCAGCAGGCGCATGAAGCTGAAGCTCTCGGCCTGGCCGCCGGTCAGTCCGATCTCCGCGCTCTCGCGGACGGGCCGCAGCGGAGAGGCCGACCCCATCTTCTCAATCGCGGCCGCGCGGAAGTCGTCCACACTCTTGTGGCTGTTGATGAATTCGCGGGAGAGTTCGTCCATCTGCAGGCGCTCGCCGATCGCTCGAATCTGATCGATGCGTGCGATCTCGGCGTCCGCGATGGCCCGACGCGCCCTCGTGACGTCCACGACCGGCGCGGCCGGAGCCGCGGGCGCGGTCTGAACGCCCGTTCCTTCGTCGCTCATACGAGCTCCTTTCGGACTGGAATCGAGGCTTCGTCCCGCGCCGACCGTGATGTCAGCCGGCACGGGGACCAGCGAGACCTCAAGTGGCTCCCAGTCGGAGGCGCGATAGACGCTCGGGCCGTCATCGCGCTCCTCCACCAGCACCAGGTGGTGGATCTGGTATCCCACGGAGGTGTCGGTCAGAACTTTGCCGAGGCAGTTTTGAAGGGCCCATTCAGCGCGCTCGCCACTTCCAAAGCGTGCATTTCCGCGGCCTGTCCGGCCATCGCTGTAGGTGACCTCCTCAACTCTCCCGACGAGGTTTTGCGGATCTCTGTAGGCATCGTGGATGAGCAGCAGCGGCAGGCCGTTCCTTGAACGCTCCGTGCGGATCGCGCCGGGCGAGTGGTCGAGGATTTCAATCCCCCACCACCGCTCGACCGCGGCATCGCTGCTGAACGAAATCGGAATGGTCCTGGACTCGCGGTTGACCTCCGCGATGTCCATGCGCGCGGCGCGATACTCCCGGCCCACCTCGCGTGTGGGGCCCGACGGAGTCCCGGCTATGGGAGCGTCCAGAAGCCGCTCGTAGTCGCGCTGGGTCAGGCCGGCAGCGCGCAGGGCGGTGAGCTGCGCCAGCAGCTGCTGGTCGTCACGCACCCTCGTCATCATCATCGTCGTCATCGCTGCCCTCCTTCGCGGGCTTCGCGGCGGGCGTTTCTTCTGTGGGGGGGGTGAACATTTCCGCGACCGGCTTGGGGCGCGGACGGATCCCGGCCAGGTCGTCGAGACCGAGCTGCTTCAGCCGCTCGCGCTCGCGCCGGATTTCTTGCCAGACGTCTTCTGGGTCGCGACCGCGGTCGCGGATGATCTCGGACAGGGAGGAGAAGCCGTTGCGCAGGGCCTCGACATTGGCGGCGGTATCATTGGCTGGGTCGACCCAGGGCCAGCGGCGGCCCTGCCAGCGCACGCGCGAGAAGGCGTCTTCGCGCTCGGGCAGGTACTTAACCGGCTTGCCACCGAGTATGATGGCGCCGGACAGCAGCGCCATCGGCAGCCAGCCGGCGTAGACCCGGCGGTGATAGCTGCCGATGAACCAGGCCTGGAGTCCCTTCCAGACCTCTCGCTGCTCAAGCACGCCGGCGCGGATTGAGCTGTAGTTGACGTTCTCCAGGTCGCCGCTGAGGCTCGAATAGTCCACGTTCAGGCCGGCGGAGATGCCGCGCAGGCAGGCCCGCACGAACTCCGAGAACTCACCCCTCGGATAGTCGGGCGACCAGCCTTTGATCTCCTCGCCGGGAGCCAACCGGAACCACGAGCCCGGTTCGACGTCGATGTACTGCTCGCCCCCGCCCCGACCGCCTTCGCCGTCCTCGCCCTCGATCCCGGTTGCCCCAGGCGCCGCGTCGTCCTCGCCAGCGGGAGTGGTGATCGCGCCGACCTTCGAGGCGCCGGCGCGGGCATTCATCAGCGCTGCACTTTCGTACCCTCCGAGTTGCCACATGCGGAACAGGGCCGTGGCCGCCCACGGGAGCCCCCGCTTCTGCCCGGGCCACAGCGGAATGAACAGGTGGATGATCTCGTCCGCGGGAATGCGCCGGCGCTTGCGGGCCGGGTAGCCATAGGAGATGTCGGGCGAGGCCTGCGGATCGCCATCGAAGAGGTGGTAGGCGACCGGGCGCGACCAGGCGTTGAACTCGATGCCCATGCGGATGAATGCGCCACCCGGCAGGGCCTGGTTGAACTTGACGTCGAGCAGCTCGGCGTCTAGCACCTGGATAGCGAATCCATGCGGACCGGCGTCACGGCCCTTGATCAGGCGTGCGAGATATTCCCCGTCACGCGCGATCGTGCGAATGGCCTGCCGCTGGTGGTCGACCCACGAGCGCAGACCCTCGATGTCGCAGACCTCGGACACGCCCCAACGGCCGAAGGCCTCTTCGATCGCTCGCGAGGCCTCGAGGTCAGGCTCGGGGTCCGCGAGCCCCTTGCTGACCTTGGCCCTCGCCTTGACCACCTGGGCCTGCATCTGGACGCCTGTCGGGCCCGCCACGTGGTTGGGCACCATCGACAGGAACTGCATCATGTAATCGTTGCTGCACTCCTGCTCGCGCGAGCGAGCCCGAAGTACCGTCAGGAAGTTGAGTAGCAGCCAGTCGGCGCTCTTCGGTTGGCTGGTCCAACTGAAGGTCTCGGGAGCCCCGATCTTCCCGGCCTGGAAGTCGCGGCCGGCGCCGATCTTGACCACGACCTGCCGCGGCCGCCGGGACGTCGAGCGGGTGGCGCTGAGGAGAGCGGAATTGCGCTCCTCGGTCACTACCGCGAGGTCCTGGCGAAGCGAGGCGGTAGCCTTGCGTCCGAAGAGGTCCATCAGAACCTGCACCTCGTTGAGCCCGGACTCCGGCCCGAGCGCAACCGCGCCAGGCGCTGCTCGCGCGCGTACTGCAGGCGGTAGTGGTCACGCGCCCTGATCAGGTCTTCGAGGGAGAGGAGGGTGATGGAGCGATCGCCAATGCTCATGGACGACTGGTCGCGGGTGGCGCGCCCCTCGATCGTGGCCTCGATCGCGTCGAGGACCTTCTTGTTATGGCTGCGCGCGTCGAACCCGGTGGACAGCGCGGAGGCGGCGTAGTTGGGAAGCACCTCGAGCGTGCCTTCGCCCACGCGGTGGCGCTCGGTTCCGGATGTCACGAAGGCCTGCCAGCTGTACATGCCGGCGGTCAGCGCCGCGGTGTCGGCAGCACTCATCGTGGCCAGGAAGGTTCCGTCGTCGTTGTTCGCGGCGGTGCAGATGTGCTGGTCGGTGGCGCAGACGAAGGCGTACGACAGCACCCACCCATCTCCGGGCGAGTAGCCGTCGAGCGCCTTCGTCCACTTGACGAGGTCCCCGGCGGTGATGCTGACGGGCTCGGTGGTTCGAATCTCGTAGCCGCTCACATAACGTCCCCCGCGACCTGGCCAGTTCGGGAACTGGGAGTTCGCGAGGGACGTTCGTGCGCTTTGCTGTCGCACTCTGTTACAAAGTTAACCCCGCCAGCGGTTCATCCAGTTGCTGCGGGGACGGCGGGTCGGCCCTTTGCGGGGCGCCGGCATTTCGGTCGGCTCGTCCTGTCCGTCTTCGGTTTCCTGCTCAGGA